AAGGGTGTGTAGGGCCGAAGACTTTCTGTCTTCTACGAGCAGGTCTCGTAACCATATAAAGTTCAGTCGACGACCTCCACGTGGAAGCCGTCTCTGAGGAGTATCGAAGGCGAGCTAGGCCCGAATGGGCCTAACGTCATCTGCGATCCTGCCAAAACGCAGGCTGAGTCCCAAGGGACCATAGCCGAGCCGTTAACTTTATGAAGGGCTCTACCATACGTTGGTTCGAGTGTTAAAAAAGAGTCCCCCCTTCTACGAAGGAGGTACTGGTAATAATCTCTAGGCCAGTGATAGCGGGCTCCATCCGGAACCTCCTTATTCACTTGCTCCCAACGATGCGTACGAGCCCACAACGCACCCAAAGACTTATAAGACATCCCACGGGATATAACTCGTGTGTCTTCAACGCCTTTGTTTGCGTCGGCGATCGAAGTTCTTTTGTCGGCGTTCTCCTGGAAAGTCGTTAAGACTTTCTCGTAAGCACCCGTCTTTAGAACTCTGTACTTCCTCGATCGATAATCGGAAGGATTAGATCCCGGAACCAATGGTTTCGAGAACTGGTCCCAAGTCTGCCCGGGCTTCGCTTGTCCCATAAAAGAGATCAGTGAAGCGTCCGCAAGTGCGCAGGCTTTATCGCCCGATAAAGGTCGAAGGGTCGGCACCAATAAACTTGGTGGCCAAGGCCTCATGCCGAACATCTCATCTAAGGCTAACCGATCCAAATGAGGAAGGTGGCGTAAGATGCACGACGAGAGGCGCGATGGCTTCTCGGGTAGGTAGCTACGCAATCCCCCCACTTGGGGAGGATACGACGTAGGACAACCTAAACGATGAAGAGCCCTTACAAGAGGGTAAAAGGTCGCAAGGCGATAAAGCTTCGTTGCTCTCGTTCGAGAGATCGAATGCTTCTCCGCGGTCGCACGGAAGGCTTCCGAGAAATGGGCCCAATCGGGCTCTTTACAATCTCGGACCGAGACTATTGTCCCAAGGGGGGGGACCCCCGCGGGCTCTCCGTCCCGGAGTATAACTTCCGTGTAAATCGACCAAGTAGGGTCTTCAAAATCTTTCGATTTCGAAACGACCCCACCGATGCGCTCGATTACACTTGTATGTCTACGCGAATGTTCGCGACTCATATACGCAATACAGTCATCTCCTGTAGTGTCGCAAGCAAGGTAGTTCCGAGGAACTACCCTTACAAGCTTCACTTTAGGAGTCTCGCCAGCCGTATCCGAAAGGAAACGGCCGGGGAGATAGACACCGGGCATTTGACACCCCTTGTATACGCTAACTTCTCGCGTAACCTCGATACGGGGTTCCGGGGAAGATGTCTCGAATGAGTATAGCGTAACAAGCGGCAACAACGGCCAGGACGTTGCGGTTCCCATAAATTGTCCTTTACGGGTGATTGTCCCTTTCGGGTACCTCGTGAGATCCCACTGCGAGAAAGGGATTTTTCCATGGAGAATTAACTCCTCGAACTTATCTCTTATCAAGCGGGAATCCGACCGAGTGAGGATTTCGTGCGGTCCGGTTATCATTTTGATTACCGGGTTCCACCAGCCTGGGACAGCTAGATATTTCGACATCTCACTATAAAAATGGTAAGTCGTCGAAAAGTCATGGTTGTCTGTAGCGGTGGTTAGGTCTTGCGACCTCCACACGGGGTCTTCCAATCGGCCACACGCTTTCGGCAGACGCATCACTCCATTAAGCGATCCCCGTATACGGGGGTCGGCCTTAAGAAAATGCGTCGCGCTTGAGCGAAAGACCGATGCTAGGATCTGTTCCGCGGCCGACGTCATCGTCGGTATCCGTGTTTTCAGACCCTTAAAACCCACTACGAGTGGCGAAACTCTCGGATGCATGCCTCGTTCTTCGCATGCGACCTGCTTGCAGGTCTTTGCATGTTCAATGAACGGGGCCATCCATCTCAAACATCCGGTTAACAACCAGATGCTTCGACGATGCGAGTTCGCTAACGTACTTTCCGGGAGCGGTATTATGAAGTACTTGGCATCGTTGATGCCTTTCAACATTTTATCTCTCCACACGGCATAAGGACCTGGTCCTTGCGCTAGCGATATGAAACTATCGACTAGCATCGCTGCACCGCCTTCGCCATTCGCCCCCCTTGGCACTTCTAATGAAGCGTGATGGGAGACTTCTATGTCGAAGTTAGTCGTCAGAGTCTTCGGGCGATTGAAAGAGACCCAATCTGAAATCCACCCTTGAAAAAGGGGGAGATCTGGATAATCCGGTACCTGTACCATCGTTTTGGCCCACTCCGCGAGGAGTAGATCATTATTAACTTGGTAAGGGTACGGGAGCGCTCTTTTCATAGAACCGCCTATAAGACCCTGCATCCTATTATGCGGGTAGAATATCTTCCAGAGGAGGTGTGGTCTTACGACCCTCCTCCCAGTGATACCATACTCTCTTAAATCGGATGACAGCGTGGCCGCGTAAGACGCCATCTCCACAGGGTGGAGAAAAATCAAACGCGGTATAATCCGCCAAAACCTTCTGGTTGCGGCGGTGACGTTCCCCATTGCGAGACGAGTCGTACGGATAGTTCTGTAGACCTCCTCACAAAATTGGGAACGTCGACGTTCGAAGCGCCGAACTTTGTCCTCTCGGAGATTGACCCTCTCGCATACGCGAGTGAGTAAATCACGATAAAGGACGCGGTCGGCGCTTCTCACGTCAGGGTGTTTATATGAAGGATGCCCCGCCAGGCAGCGCGTGTGCAAAGCGTAATAGCTAGCTTTTGGTAAATTCAGTTGGTACTCGATTTCTCGGGTATACCCTCTGTCTTTATCGTAGAGCCAGGTACCATCGCCTAACGCAAACGCTGCCGCTCCCCAGCGGAACAACTCCATGGGTAGCAAACTCATTTAAACCCTTTTACCACCTCCAGGAGGCCTAACAACTCTTTTAGAGTTGAGGCCAATCCTGCCATGGGTGAGGCGGGTGTAGATGAGTCTGCAGACGTCGCCTTTGCCTCGTTCTTATTAGGGGGGTTCCCCCTTTTAAGTTTAGGCAAAAGAAACGACGTCTTTTGCAAATCCGCGAGACCATCGCGACGCTTCTTAAAGGCATCGTAAACTTTACGATATTCTTTTTGAGGCCCGGTCTTTGGTCTTTGGAGGAGCAGGACGTTAGAGTCCTTAAAAGGCTTTGAAGCCGCTGACCATTCCGTCTTGAGAGACTGAACTGTGTCGGCGACTCCTGCGGGTGCCTGCGCAACCGGAACGGTTGAAATCGCAGGTGTTGCAGGCTTCTTACGCCTTTTGCCTTTTCCGGCGGCAGCAACAGCTTCTGCTGGCGAGGCGGGCTTAGACGCGGGCGCCTTTGCTTCCTTCTTAGACTCTTCCTTTTTAGGGGAAAATTCTTTGAAGAAAGCGTTGGCATTTCCTGCGTTTAACTCACCGGCTTTCACTCGTTTTGTCGCTTCCGCGTCATTGAGTGTAAGTGCCTTGCAGAGCCACTTAGCTGCTGTTTTCTTCCCTCCGGTACCGAGTAAGGCTTTAGCCTTCTCTCGGATCGACTGAGGAAAACGGGGCGGGGTTCCCGCGGGGCCAATTTCGAGTTCCGGGTCTTCTTCTCTCAATTGGGATCGATGATTCCTTTCGAAGGCAAGTACTCGGAGATAAAGGATCGGATCGAGTTGATCCGTTCGCTTAAATTGAAATTGTGGTAGGGCCATTACGGTCCTGACGAGGGCCGCTCGGCGTAGGTTTAGCTTGCGAATGTAAGCTTCTACGTCTGAGAGGTCTTCTTCTTGATCACTGTGGAGGGGCAACCCTCTATCGTAATCTGCGCGGATCTGATTGTAGTCGCGAGCTGTTACCCTCGATAGCTGAATAGCATCGTTAACGGATATTAGGCGATCACCAATCTGAGTTAAATCGAAATAATCGATACGCGCAACACCCTCCAGGACTTCGGCCAACTCGTCGTTATCAAGGTTCTTGATAAATTCGAAGTTCTCCTCGTACTGCCGTTGAAGTTCAACTTCAGTATCGTGGTCGGTCATTGCCTCGGGTGGGATGCTCTCCGGGTTTTCAGACTCATCCTCGCTCCACGGTTCAGATGCTACTAAGGGGGAGGAAGCTTTCGCTTTCTCTTTCCCCTTATCCGTAGGGTCTTTCCGTCGGGGTAGGGACGTCGGAGGGGGGGTCGCAATTTGCTTCTCTCCCTTCTTCTGATAACCTGGTGACTCCACAGAAGTTGTTTTTGCTTCCTTCCCAAATTTTGGGAGCGGCGCGACTTCATGTGGCGGTAGTTCTCGGTATAGAGACTCTACCTTAATAGAGGGCATAGGAACATCTGCCCCAATCAAAGCGACATAAGGACTGACGCGTTCGACTAGTTTGGTAATCCAGACAGTTATCGACGTTTCGGTCCATTGGTCGGGATAAGAAGGAAAAGCGACTTCGGGTTTCGCGGGTACAACTTGTACCCCCTTGACTCTCTCAGCCGCCGTGACTCCCGGTACGACCGCAGGAGTAGAGGTCAGCACACCCGTTGAGGGTGGGGCTACCTTTCCTGCGTTAGTATGGGGTAATCTTTTCTTCCTACCAGCCTTGTCGGCCTTAAAGCCGTTGTAATAACGGCTATAGTACGAGAAGGACGCTAGCTGGTCCCAATCATGCTCACCCTCCCCTTTGGGGCGGGGCTTATTGAGTCGAGCTAGCTCATCGGACGTTAATGCCCGAGGCACGCCTAATTCGTCCTTGACGATGAATAAATCCACGTCAAGAACACGAAGGGCGATCCTTCCCCAATCACCGGACCAATCCTCCTTTTTAAAGAGTGAACGGCGATGGTGTTCGTAGAAGGAACGTACGGCGTAATAGATCTGCTCCTTCACTCCCCGACTCGGGGACGCGATGGGGAACTTTACGCGTACGAAGGGGCAAGATGGTGATACCTCCGGCCTTTCGGTCGAACGTGTACTCCATAACTTGATCACCTCATTCGCTTTTTCTGCGAGCTGGATTTTAAATTCGAAATCCGTGATCGAAAGGTTGACTTTTTCCAACCGGGAACGAGTCCCTTCGGCAGCCAGCTTAAGAATCGGAATTTCTGAAAAGTCTAGTTCGGCTTTTTTAGGGCCTTTACTAGTTGTTTCGACCACCGGTCGCGTTCTGTCTCGCTCAACCTGAGCGGCCTTCAGTTTATCGATTTTCTCGAGTTGACCCGCAAGGGTCTTTTCGAGTTTTTCTTTATTCAGAAGGGCAGAAGCATGACCAGCTTTGAATGACGAGGCTTTCTCAGCCCACTCCTGGTCGCACATGGCGATCAAGTTGTTAAAGGCTGCGGAACCCCCGTCGATCTTCCATCCGGAAGCCAGCCATTTAATATTGGCCGGTATAGAAGGATACTCCACTACACAGCTATCGTGGGTTTTTGCCCCCGATGCCAATAGTGAAGTAATTGACGAGCGAACCGTCTCTCTGACGTCCTCGCTCACAAAATGAAGGACCTTCGGTACAACGAATGAACGTTGACCGTCGAGTCCGGTAAGTGTAAGCTTGTGCTCACACTTAGGTAGTAGCAGTGCTTCTGCTACGCGGCTGATAACAGCCGCAAGAGTATCTTTTGTCATAGACATAGGATAATAATAGCCTACAG